TCAATTTTTTCACCAGAACCAAAAGTAATACCAACGTTTGCTGGTATAACCACGTCAGCTGTTGCTGTTAAATTAATATTATTACCAGAAATAGTTAAGTCTGTTCCATCTCCTTCTATTTTTTCTCCATCATCACCAAAAGTTAATCCAATATTTGCAGGAATATTTATGTCACCACTTGATCCAACTTCAAAAGTAATATCTGTTCCATCTCCTGAAATTGTTTCTTCAGCAGCACCTAACATAATTTTTTTACCTGAAGCCATTAAAAATGCTGAAACATCTCCATCAAATCTTGCAACTTCAGTAGAAGATCCACCATCATTAACTTTAAATATTAAATCTTTATTTGAAGTAGCAGTTTCTATTATAAAATCTGTTGAACTATTTGTAAAAGTAGCAATCGATGTACCACCATCTTTAAAAATTATATCTGCACCATCTGCATCAAGAATAATATCTGTTGTTGCATCAAGTGTAATAGTAGAGCCTGAATCTATTTCTGCAATTACAGGTGTAGTTAAAGTTTTATTTGTTAAAGTTTGTGTTGCAACAAGAGATACTAAAGTTGAGTCAGCACCATCTGGTAATAACATTTCATTTGTTACCCCTGCTGAGTGAGGTTGTGCTTTTAATATTTGACCATGTGAATTAGATTCACAATTAAATTGTATTGCACCTGAATTTGAATTACCAACAATAGTTACATGTCCTGTTCCTTTTGCTAATAAATTTAAATCTATATTAGAATCTCCACCTGTTGCTGAAAGCTGTGGTGGATTACCAGTTGCAGCGTTTGTTACATCAAATTGATTAACTGCTGAACTAGTTGTTTGAAATATAATTTGTTCATTTCCATTTTCATCACCAATAAAATGTGCATCATCAATTAAAATATTATGTGAATTAGTATCTAAATTTGCACCAAGTTGAGGTGATGTATCTTCAACTACATTTGATATTGCACCTGATGTAGCTAATCCTGCTACAACTGTTGATCTAGCTATTTTTTTAAGACCGCCACCTGAAGTATCAACTGCTAAGAATACATCATCATTAGCAACCGTAGATATTTCTGATAATGAACCCACTGCTATAGAATTAAAATTTGTCCCATCTGCAATTAATAAATTACCTGCAGTGTTAGTGCCCATGGTAATATCATCACCAGATACTGTAAGATCTCCAGTTACAACCACATCACCACTAAATGTAGCTTTACCTGTATCTGACATA